CCTGTTGTACTGTTATCTATACCTACAAATTTATATTGGTTTACTACTGCCATTAATCTAAAAAGAAGCTTCTAGCCTCTATCTCCTGTTTTAATTCTTCTTGAAATGTAGTGTTAAGTTTCTCTAACACGGCATCTAAATCTCTTACTAAAGACTGTGCCACATCTTCTTCATACTCTGAGCTTGCTCTAGTTAATGTTTGTACTATCTTAGCCATTATAAACTTGCGATGCCTCCTCTACGATAATTACTATGTAATCCCCCTGAAAGAGAACCGTGTCTCGATGATCTAGAAGGAGATGGTTTAGAAGTATTAAAACTACCACCACTACCAATACCACCACTACCACCATTATTAGCAGCATTTATGTTTTGTCGTGCTTTTAATTCTTTGTTTACTTGATCTAATTCGTAATCAGCTATTTCTTGGTTTAATTTATTCAATCTATCTTTAGGCATTGTATCTTTATATTTATCTTTATATTTATTTAATTGATCTAAATAATCATTAGTTCCAAACATAGATACAACATTTTGATTATTTAATATAGAATTAGGTTTATACTTAGTTCCTGATGAAGTTGATTCTATCATATTTTTTGAACTTAAATAATCCATTTGTCCTTGAAGTTCAGGATTATAATTCATTGAACCTGATCTTAAAGGGTTTCTTAAATAAGCTAAACCTAAACCTCCAGCAGTTAATGGCAAAGCCATTCCCATACTACCACCACCTGTTAAAGCTTTAATACCTTGATTAGCTATCATTCTCATTGGATTAATACTAACTTTGTTATTAGTAAAAGGCATTCCAAATGTATGTTTAGGATTTTGATTTGATTGACCCATACCTAATTTTTTCATAGCCCAAGCTATACCTGTGTCAGTAAGTTTACCTTTTCCGTATTTTAAAGCTAGAGACATTAATAAAGCTTCCATTACCGTCTTCCTCCAGCTTGTATATCTAATCTAAAAGTCCCTAACTTCCAAGTAGTATCCACTGCTGTGTTTGATATAGTTAAAGCAATTGCTCTGGCTCTTGCACGTGTATCTACTTTGCTTGTACTTGTTGTCACTGTAAATGGACCTAATGATGAGCTTGCTGCTGTATCATTTGGATAGTCTCTTAAATCTAATTGTACAATAGCATTTCCTGTTTGTGATATAAAGTCAGGTATAATTCTACTAACTCTCATAATGTTTTCACCATCACCTCTAAGGTCAGCCATATTTGTAGCTGCTCCTCTTACAACTTTTTGTGTAATGTCATAATCCCCTGATGTAATGTTGGCTGGAATAGCTGTAGTCGCTCCACCTTTTACTTGGTTAACTCCTGTTTCGTGTTCAAAATATACTGTTATGCCTTCTGTATTTCCAACTACATCAAAAGAAGTATCTGTGTCTGCATCATATTGAGTTCCATGTGGTAAACCAAATACCGCTGAATCTTCCCATGTTGTTCTTGGAAATAAACTATTTGCATTTGTAAACCATATAGGTCGTTTTGCTGTTGAGTCTAGATAACTGTATGTAACTGCTCTATTAACACTATTTGATGTAGAAGTTGGATAGAACCAAGTAATTTCACCAAACAAATTATTGATACCACAATAAACTAATTCATTAGATGTTGTATTAAGATCATCATAAACATAATCTTCAACCAAACAATCCATCGATTCTAGTTTACCAGTAAATCTAAAGAAACCATTATCAGACATCCAGTACGCAGCACCGTCAACTTCAACAGCTGCGTTCTTACCAATTAATCCACAGTTATTTCCAACTTGCTCATAAGCAAATGTAAACGGATTTCCAACAAAACGCATAGTAAATAACGCGGTATCTGTCCAAACATAAAGTGCATTTCTACCAAGTTTAGTGCCCATGATCCGTGATCCGGCGGCCAGTCTCTGTGTACCAGCACTGTTCTCAGCTGTTGGTGCATAGTCATTAATATTTTCTTGAGAAGAGAAACGAATAAACATATCATCTTGTGTTGTAGTGTCACCAATCGTAGTCTCTGTTCCAAAGAATACTAAGTGACGATCGGGAGTTGAGACTAACATATCACGGGACGCTGTTGGTGCACCCGATATAATAGTTGCTCTTGTTGCTGTTGCATTAGTTGCATTTGAATCCCATTCGAAACAAGGACCATTAACAATTAAAGCAATTAAAGTTTGACCTAAATTGTCCAAGGACCATTGACCAGGGTCTAATACTGAATCAGTATTAACTGCATCCGAACCCCATCCTGTCCAACTAGTTGTATTAGTAACTGTGGCACCATTAGAATGAGATGCGTTAGAAGTTCCTCTAACATTTCTAGTAATACCAGTTAAATCATTTCCTGATACACCTGTGTATGAAATTTCTTCACTATCTACTTGAATAAAATTTGTACCAGTAGTTGGAAATCCTGTTGTACTGGTTAATGTAATAATTGTTCCTGATCCACCTGTACCATAAGCATTGGCACTTAATGATCCGTTTAGAGTCGTAGTTATTGATCCTGTTATACTTCCACCATATTGAGATATACCAAAACCGTAAGCTCCTAATTGTTCTGCTGGTCCAACGTGATAGTATCTATAATAAGTTATTCCTCCTGAAGTAGTCGCTCCACTTCCTGTTTCATCACTAGGCATTGTAATTGTAAAATTGTTGGAATCTACAATAGATGTAATCATAAATTTTTTATCAGCAAAATCTGCAGCTGCAAAATTAGAGTTTGTAATAGAACTAAAAGTAGATGAGTCCCCAAACAAAACTATATCTCCTGCTACAAAACCATTTGCGTTTGCTGTTATAGTGACTGTAGGTGATCCATTACTAGTGCTGAATGCACTTGTAATAGCTGTTCCTGATGGATTGACTAAAGGGTGTATGTCATAATAAACACCACCAGAATATATATATAAAATTCTATTGGTTCCTATAGCTCCAAATTTAATAGACTCTTTATTAACAAAATGGTGTAAACCTCTTGCTGCACCTGTTAATTTGTCAGAACCTAATTGAGACCAACCACCTATTTTCTCAGGTGTACCGTACCTAAAACGTACATTTTCTCCCCCTGTCCACTGTGATTCAGCGCCGGTAGATGTGACCTGTTTATTGAAACCTGGTAAAAATCCTAATTTTTGTAACATATAAAGCCTCTTGAAATATCTGATTTATCTTATATATTAAATATATAAAGAATAAAAGCAGCAATATAATGAAAAAACTTGATAAACAAATAAAATATCATTTTTTCCACTGGGGTCCTTTTCTCTATAAGACTTTATTAGATAAAAAAGAAATAGAATCCATAAAAAAATTATGTAGTAAAAAAACAAAAGACTATAGACCTAATCTAGCTGGTTTACTTAGACATGAGCACATAATAGATGTTAAAAAAATGTTTCCAATAATTGCTCCTTATTTTCATAGTTACTCACGAGCTTTTACAGATTATTCTGGTAAACATTTAGGAACAAAAATAGAGTTAGTATCTTGTTGGGTTAACTACATGACTAAATTTGAATCTAACCCAATACACACACATGATGACGATTTATCTTTTGTAATTTATATAAATATTCCAAAAGAATTAAAAATAGAAAATAATAAATGTAAAGCAAACGCAAATCCTGGTTCAATAAATTTTATAATAAGCCTTACAGATACAAGGAAAGATCAAATAATCAATCAACAAACCTTTATGCCAGAACTCGGTGACTTTTTTATTTTTCCAGCATCCTTAAATCATTATGTTAATCATTTTCAAAGTGAAGGAGAAAGAATTTCTATTTCAGGAAATTTAAAAATTAAATAATGGATTACTTAGAAGCAATTGTTGAAGTTAAAAATATAATTTCACCTGAATTTATAGAAAAAATTATACCTCTCACTAATCATAAATCTAAAAACAATTTAATGATTGGAAGTGGTTTAGATAAAAATATTAGAAATGTAAAAGGTTATAATTTAACTTTTAACACACCTACAGATTTATTTTATTGGAACTATATAAAAAAAGAAATTGAACGATTGTATATTTATTACAAAGCTAAATTTCCTAAGATGGAAAGTAATAAAATTAATCAAATAGACTTATTAAAATATTTCGTTGGTGGAAAATATGAAATTCACACAGACCATTACACAACTTCTCCAAGACATTTAAGTATTATTATAAATCTAAGTGATGACTATGAAGGTGGAGATTTAATTTTCACAGACCAGAAAAATAAAGAAATTAAAAGACTAAAACTTGATAAAGGTTCTATTGTATTTTTTCCAAGCAATTTTATGTACCCACATAG